GTCACTTCGAACGGCAACTTATGAACTAATGCACTGCCACCATTGGAATCCGCATCGAGTAAGTCAGAGATTTTCAGACGACAACCAAAGGCTTCAATCTTCAATTCGTCTTTATCAATTTTGCCGTAGAACAAGGCATCAAAGTCCGGCATTCCGCGCCAAGAGCCGGCGCTTTTGGCGGCTTTGCCTAATCGGTTAAATTGCTGCGTGGTCAGTTCCATTTCACCACTGGCGGCCACATCACCATCGACATAGCCGTCAGGCACACCATTGGTTTTGTTAACGGCAGAATTGTCTTCAATCGACAGCGTGACCTTTTGCGCGGTGAGCTTGTAGTCACCCATTGAAAAGTGCATGTTCTTGCCAGAAATACGCATGCTCATGGTTACGCCTCCGTATCTGCAGGGTTAGAGAGATCAAGCCCAATGTTCACAACAATGTGTTTCGGGCAGTTGTGTGGCGTGACCATCAAACCAATCACGACTTTTGTTTTGCTTTGCCACGTGATGGTGACGTCTTGATCGCTTGGTGGCATGATTTCACCAGGGAACGGAATGCCACCAATCTCCGTGGTCTTCGACATATCGCGCATGTCTTTGCTGAAGTAGGTGCGGTTAAGTTCGATACTCGGTGGCGTTGAATTCAGAATGCGGTCAGCAATGCGGCGGATCGCTTTGATGCGAACGCGGCGATTCAGTTTGTGAACCGGACGGACGTATTCTAGATATTGATAGTCCCCGCCCTTCGCTTCCAACGTAGTCGCGTCTGTCCAATACACCCCTTCCATGTCGGCATACCATTGCGGCAATGAATAACGCGCATCAGCTAACACTGCGATGGTGCTCATTTCCAATGGTTTACCTGCGCTATCAATAGGCATTTCACCAAGCCCCAACACGCTGCCCGTAGCTACTCGCATTGGGCTATCGGCGACGGTCACCGCTCGATCGCATAAGCGCCCACCCAATACACCGATGTTATTGCCATTGAGCATCGGCACAGGCGTCACCATATTGGCCGACACATCTTTCACTAACGCCAATAGACTGGTTTCGTATTTCGCCCAAGTTTGCTTGCTCTTATCGATGCCAGGACACGCCACTAAGAAGAACACCCAACGGCCAAGCTTGCTGGTGAGCTCAGTCGCTTTACTTTGCATCGCTTGAAAGTCTGCTTTGCTGGTCACAATGTCCACCACACAAACCCCTTCAAACGAATCCGTGCGATTAGCAATATCAACCGCTTCCTGCCACGTTTTACCTTCAGCGAGACCAAACACGGCACCCGTCCAGTTCTGTTTCCCATTGAGCTGCGCCGCTTTGAGGTTAGCGCCCAGAGCGTCATCGGCTACGACCTCATCAAGGTTGGTCATGTTATTTACGCGCGTGACTTTGCCTTGCAGTTCAGCTTTATCGGTGCGCCCGATATAAAGCAGGTGGCGTTCAATTTCTGGGATCCCGCCTTGCCCTAAATTGAGGTTGTTTACCTCTACCTTTCCGGTTGCCATTGGTTATTTCCTCGCTTATTTTCGCTTTCTGGCCTGCTCAAAAATGGTGATGAGTTGGCGGGTGACTTCGCGTTCTTTACTGCCTAATATCTGGCGCTCTTTTAAGGGGATATCCCAAGCCGACACACTCGGTTGATTGCTCAACTCACGAATGATTTGTCCTGCTTGCCCGTGGGTTACGGTGGCCATCAATAACTTGAGCGTGGGTTTCTTCCTTCCCTTGCCACTCTTACGCGGGACCGTGTAACCCAGCTCCCTCAGTTTTCTCGCTTGCCCTTTTGAACAAGGCGCAGAATAGTTTGGTTTTCCCCACCGCTTTTGCATTTGGCGCTTGGTCATTTTTTGCTTTTGACCAAGGTGATGCCTGGCTGCAATTTTTGCGGTGAGCGGATTGCTCCAAGTTAGGTCGAGCGTATTGGCGTTTCTTACATAGGGGGTCAACCCCTTGGCCATACGTCGCATGACTTTTCCGCGCTTATTCCGTTTCTTCGGTGCTAAGGCTTGGCCGTGAATGTCTTTCTGTTGCTGAATGCGCTTTCGAGTCTTGGCTTTTTCCCAGCGCCCTAGGGTTTTCAATATCCAAACACGCTTTCTGGGTGGAAGCGCTAACATGGCAAGCTTTTCTTGCAGGTTGAGCACATCCCTTTGATTGACATTAACTGTCGGCTTCATTCACCAACTCCGCTTCTTCGGCGGTATAAATCTCAACGGCTTGAACTCGGTATCGAGTCCCGCGCCAAGTGATCATTCCTGCTTCATCAGGCACTAACTCAATCGGCTCCATCAGTTCAAGTTCAATACTCACATCGGCCGCTTCGCTGCTGATCACATCCACCGATAAAGTCGGGTCTTCAAGCTCTTGCTCGTTACGCTCTTCTTCATGGTCACTTAGCCAGCAAGCAATCAGAGCCAACAAGCAGCGTGGGTCTAGTAATTGGTGAGGGAATTCCTCAACCGAAATCACCGCGTTGTATTTCCAGAAACAAGCGATATACCCACCGTTCCCTCGGTCTTCACCACTTGGCACTATTGAGCCGTTTTCTTGCCACGCATCAATCTTGTTATCGAGCACATTGCTATTGAGGTGACTAACGATGTAATCCGTTAAATGCTCAAGCTTGGTTTTGTTGTAAACCGTGTCGCTCATATCGAATCAATGCCATTGGCACTGCGCCCGAGCAATTGAGATACATCTTTATTACTTTGAGCTAGGAAACGTGCCGCCTGTTGTGGCTCATCTATCGCCGCGTTGTCCCCTTCTTTACGCCTATCTTGCGTCGCAAACTCGGGTAACAATTCAGAGTGAGCTCGGCCATACACTGCACGTTTGTACAATGTGGTTTTGGCGATGCTCATTGATGGCGGAATACCATCAACCAACAAGCGATCTAACTTCTCTTGAATATTCAGCGCGGCAATCGTGATGGCTGCAGCAATAGAGTCGTTATCAAACGTATGCGGAATACGGCGTAATTGGCGAAACTCATCGGTCGATAAGCTTGGCCAACCTTCACCAGGTATGGCTTGGTCACTCGTTTTATCCATTTTTCCGCCAAAGCTCATGATTCAACCTTTTTGCTACTGCAGTTAATTAGGGCGCCTCTAGCCACTGAGTCGACGGAATAAGCAGGGTGATGAATCACTTGCTCTTCCTCGTCAGTCGAGGCGCGGTGGCATAGGAGCTCTTTTAAGCTAGAGGTTGTCGCCACTCTCTAATGCTCGGATACGTTGGTCGATGTTATCGATCATGGTGCTAACACCAATCGCGCTGTATTGCTCATGCGCGTTTTGAAGATGAGTTCGCGCTTTCTGTAACGTCGCCACATCTCCGACAGAGGCCGCATGAGGCTTACCTTCATCGTTACGCAGTAGGTACAGGCCCGCGAACTTCAACCATTTAGCTGTTGGCTTTTCGTTGATGCTCCAGTCGTCAGTGACCTTCTCAAATACCTGGGAGAAGTAAGGCTCAATCGATTGGCCTTTGTCTGCCATACGCTCTGACCAAGCCAAGACTTCATCCGCACAGAAGGTGGCAAAATCACGCTTGAATCGTTCTGGTGTATCTAGCCCGCGTTCAATAGCGATATCACACCACTTGATGGCGGTTTCTAGATCTTCGATATCAAAGAGCCAAATCACCATCTGAGTAAATAACGGGTTATCGAACTGCTCGTCACCGGCTAGGTAAGCTTCGATTGCTTCACGATATTTAGGGACCAAAACTTCACGTTTGTGGTTCACCTTTTCATCCTTACGATTGAAGGTTTTTAGCACCTTCAAATCGCTTTCGAGTTCAGCTAAAAGCAGGTGAAGGCTGTTAGGATTAGCAACAAACTGTTTCTCAGGTGTCGATTGCTTTTGCTGTTTTGCCAAGGCTTCTTGGCGCAACTTCGCTAATGGACTGGCCATGTCTTCCCCTTAACCTGCGGCTGGCACAATGACAGTGACTTCTTCAATCGCTGCAAACTTGTGGTAATTGCCCACCGCATAACCTTCTTGGCGAAGGTATGACGTTTCGAAACGTTTACGGTCTTCTTCATTACGAGACTTACGCCACTGCGTTCCTTTTTGAGTCAGGATTTGCAGGTTGCTTAAGTTCGTTACCCAAATCATGTCTGGCGGGAAAAATGGTGGTGTATACACCGTTTTACCTGCAACGGTTTTAGCCAAGCTCTGCGCGGCTTTGTGCTCGGTGGGTACTTCTGCCGATTCCAATAAACGATGCTGCTCTGCGGCTACTAAGTTGCGGCCAATCAAAACCACTAAATCAGGGTCGCCTTGATGCACTTCATGGATAGTGGTGTTAATCAGATCGTTAACCAGTGAATCGAGGTTTCGATATGAACCCTCAGTTGCCCCTGTCGAATCCAATTTCACCGCAGGTAAGACTTGAGCCGGTGCCTTCTCTTTTGCGAGTTGTAGCCAGCCTTTGTTAACGTCTTCACCCATCGGGTTTGCTTTAGGATCCGTACTCTCACCCGCAATGGAGGTGCCATGGAAACCAATACGCAGCTTATCTAAGGCGAAATTACGCGTGATGGCGTTGTTCATCAGCTTCATCCACTGACCTTTACCACCCGAGTTCGCCCAGATTGTCATCGTAATCCAGTTGATATGAGCGCCTGAGTCCGTTTCGGTTAGCTCGTAGGTATTACCGCTTTGGTCAAGAGAGCCCATGAAACGACCGTCTTTAACTCGACCTGTCAGCAAGCCACTGTCACCCACATCGATCACTTGACCTTTAATTTGGTCAACCGAGATATTCGAAATACGGTTTAAGAAAGAGTCGGATTCAACAATGGCTTGGCGAAGCTTGGTTTCCATCACAGGCGTGATATTGAATTGCTTAGACGCATCTACAACGCCGCCCGCTTTTGCTACGGCTTGGCAATATTCATCTAAAAATTGAGTCGATACTGCATTGAGCATTTACACGACCTCCACTGTTGATTCGCCGCCGTTGCCTTCTTCACCAGGCTTTTGACCAGGGACTTCTTGCTTAAGCTTCGCGAACTGGGTTTCAAGGTTTTGTACTTGCTCGGCTACAGGAGCAAGCTGCTTCTCTAATTCACTAGAGAACTGCTTCAAAGAGAACGTTTGAACTTCACCTTCGGGTTTGGCTTCGGGTTCGTTAGGTGTTTGCGTTTGCAGGTTAAACTCTTGTTTGAGTTCATCCTTTAGCTCACCTTTCATAATGCCGAGCTGCTCTTTCATCGCAGCTTTGAATTGTTCTTCGGTCACTTCTTCTTCCTCTGGTTCAGGATCAGGTTGTGGCTCTGGTTGTTCATCACCAGAATTGAAAAAGGCATTACACAAGGCAAAGAATCGGTCTGTTTTTGAGTAACACTCATCAAGGCTGATTTCTTCCAGTTGGCTGCAACTCAGCTCTGTGGTTTGACCTTCTTGTCGCGAAAACTGAAGTAATGAAACACCAGACGACGCCGGGGAATCGGTCACGGCTAACCCCATCAGGTAGCACTTTCCTTGCCCTTTATAGTCTGGGTTGGGTTCTATGGAGGTAAACAGCTTCTGCCCAAGCTTATTGGCTTCAAGTAAATATTGATTAGGTTCAAGTTTGGCAAACAAGCGCATTTTCCCATCCACTTCTTCAGCTTTTACGGCAAGCACTTTGCCCCAGTTACTTCCGTAACCAGCAAAGCGTTTGTGTTCAGGCCAAATCAAAGCGGTGTATTCACTCAAGGCGTAATTTTCTGCAATCTGCATGAGCCATTCTCGGGTGATCTTACGACCATCAACCGTCGGCCCTTCTGTTGCTACAATTTTCCAATCACTGGTTTTTGCCATTTGAGTTTTTTACCTAGTATTAATTTGTCAGTTAGGTGTTTCTGGCATTCACAATACGCCTTTGATTTACCCGTTTCAGCCACTTCAATTCCGACCAATTCGGATACAGGGCGTATCCGAACCCATCCGAATTTTGCTATGCAATTTAGGCGATTACCTCGGCGTATGATTGGTCCATGGCATATTCTCCTGAAACACGACACGCGGCCCGTTCCCTTTATTTAAAGGCTTGGACGCCCAATGAAATCGCTTCCGAACTAGGTTTGAACAGCACCAGAATCATTTATCACTGGGCTGACAAATTTGGATGGCGTGATATGTTGCGCGAGCAAACGATTGATGAATCGATAGCGCGTAGAATTGAAACCCTGCTTGAGCTGGAAAACCCGACCAAAGGCCAGCTCGATATGCTTGATAGACTCATCAAGCACCACGTACAACTTAAAAAATTCCACGTTCAAACTCAGACAGTTGATGAAAAACACTCATCTAACAAAACTGAACCTGTAGCTAAAACTAACGGTAAAAGCTCGCGTTCAAATAAGTCTGACGACAAGCAGAAAAAGAAGAGCAAAAAGAAGAACAACATTACTGAGCTATCCAAAGAGAACTTCGCGACCTGGCATGAATCACTCTTTGAATATCAGCACACGATGCGTAACAACCTGCACCAGCGTACGCGTAATATTCTTAAATCCCGTCAAATTGGCGCCACCTATTACTTCAGTGGTGAAGCGTTAGAAGATGCGATTTTGACTGGCGATAACCAGATATTCTTATCCGCGTCTCGCGCCCAGGCCGAAGTATTCAGAAGCTACATTATTGCGATTGGTGAAGAGTTTTTAGGTGTTGAATTGACGGGTAACCCGATCATTCTCTCTAACGGGGCTGAGCTCAGATTCTTATCCACCAACTCAAAAACCGCGCAAAGTTATC